GTTTTAACGAATTAGTGGTGTCTTCACCCCACCGCTGGCGCGGATTTTAGAAGACATCACGCTGTTTTAAGGCCACTTTCGCGGTCTGGCTTCACAGCTAACCACGCCATAGCTCCACCTCGTATGTAATCGGATGCGCAGGGAGCCACCCTGGCCGAGCACACTTAGGACACCTTAGGCGACCAACCATAGACTGTACAACAAGCACAAACATGTGGACTACAACTAAGCTCTAAGTATTATTTAGAGTTAATACAGGGTCAAACAACGCAATGTCATACATGTTACCTATTCACTAATGAGTTAACAGGGTCCATAAGCTCAAGGACGTACTCCACGTAAAGTACACCAGTTGGTGCACCATCGGATACTAAAGCAGCCTGAAAGAACGCTCCAGCGGTACATTGCCGAGCAGTGGATTGATCTGAAATGGTATTTGCTTCAACCAAATACCAACCCTGCGAGAAGTCTGCTGGTTTGATGTCAAGCGCAGCCTCCTGCCAAACCGGGACTTGAACATAGCGGCGGGAGTTAGCAAGCCGCGGCAAAGTGTTGCTAGCTGTTAAATTCTCAACACCTGTGGCGTCTTCAGGATCAGTCGCAAAGGCCATAGCGTAATAACCAGCCGTAGTGGTACCCACCGTAGGCCTATAGTGGAACGTCAGCTTGGTGAATCGATATTTGCTAAAATTAATAGCGATAGATCCTGCCCAAGCGAGTTTCGCAACTGGGTTAATATACGCACCTGTTACCCCGAACGTATCCCCTTCGCCTATGGGCCAGGTGGAGTTCCAAACTTCAGTGTTCGCAATGCGTACAAGTGATCCATTATTACTAGTAGTAGTAATGGCCCTAGGAACCACAGCGTTTGACTGTGTTCTAACACTGGCGGAATTTCCAGCAGTGGTCAACAATGCCGTCTGTGCTTTGCGTCTCGACCGTCTCACTTTCTGTCTCTTCGGTTGAGGAGTAACTGGGTCATCAAGAGCTCGCTTCAATCGAGCAAGGGTGGTGGATATTTGGGAAGGTGTCATCGTTGATGAAATCATGTTGTTAATCAGTTAGGTAATATTGTATACGTTGTTGTGAGTCGGTGAATAAAGGCTGTAAATTAGGAGTTTCAGTTGTATCGAGTCTTATGGCCCGTAATTCCTCTTCTAATAATTCCTGTTCATCAGGCAACATATCAAAAGCCTTCCATAACGAGAAACGGGCCTCCGTCACGTCAATGGTAAAGTCTCTGCTTGATGATGCGAATGATCGCCATGTCCTGTGTCCTGTGAACATATCAGATAAGACGCGCTCAACAACATTGTGCCTAACCTGGGCACTCAGGAAGCTGCGATAATACTGATCAAGGACAGGCATTCCCTCATATAGGGCTAATCCGCACACAGCTGTGGCATACATGATCTCACTATAAGTGGCAAAATCACGTGATGTAATGCTGAGTGCGTCTTGCTTGAGGATTTTGTGGATGTTTCTGACCATCATCCACCGGTTATTTCCGCAATGGATGGGTCGGGATTGGCAAAACTCGACCTCTTCAATTTCAAAAGAGGGAGGTTCGACCGTCATTTCAAACCCGTACTGTAAGTGGTGGTCAGGGAGGGTGTCTAGAAGGTGTAGGTGCTGTTTAGAAATAAACACCCCGCAGTCATCACCGTCATCAATGAACCGGTATGGTACACCAAGGGATTCGAGGTAAGCATGCGACAAACTGCACATGATAATTACATTGCCTAATGCCGTATTCATGTCCCCCGATCCCCTGCACCCTTCTACCTCGTAGCATAGAGCCCCATCACTAAAATTGGCATACCCTCTGTTGTTGATCTGCCACGATAAATATTGCATGAGATCAGATGCATTCTTGTACAGCTTCAAATACCAAGAATGCTCGAACTCCAATGCTGGGCGGGAGATGTGTTGGTCAAATCGTGAGGCGTCGAAACCAACATAGCAACAATCGGGGATAGCATCCCAATGCTGCCGTATTGTTTCAGCTCTCGTCCATGGGTTGTCACACTTCAACACCACATGGTGTCCAAATACCTTGTCAATGGCCTTGTAGATAAGTTTCTCAATAGGCCGTAAGAAACATCCAACGAGCACGTTATATTCATAACTGCGAGGTTGGATTAGTCGTGGGCAAGGGTCATGTTTAGCTGTTCCATCATAGAACTCAGCTTTTATAAATGTCTTCCAAAACCCATAATGCTTCTTGATACCGCCAGACATCAAGTTGTCGACTGCGGTCTGATAACGCTTCTTTTTCGATCCTGTATAACTTTGGACAAACTCATCATATGTCCATACAGGAGGAGAAGTTACATGTCTCAGGACCTGATCGCGGAACGCATGTAAACGTTGGAAGGAAATGGTGGGTTTGGGGCAAGGGACTAAACCATCCTTGCTCTTGACATAATAAAGTCTCTCTGTCAATGCCCTTAATCCGACAGAGAGTGTGTTATTATAAAAGAAAACGTTATTTCCTATGCAATCACGCACATAACCCACAGCGTGTCTTGCCTTTGCTATACCGTGGTTGTGCAACAGTTTAATACTGGGGTGAGTGGCTCGAACCACCGCCTCGCACCCAGTCAACACAACACGGCCCCACTATTGTCCGTATTCAATGGCAGCTCCAAGGACATCAGCCATGTTCTGAGCTTCTATCTCGTATTTATCCTTCACAAATACGAGCTGGACGGCCATGTGTATGGCCTTGTGAATATGGTGGGGTTTGACTCCATCTCCTTCCATGGCTTTACGCACCGCATGGTATGCGCACTTCTGATTTGCTGCGCTTTTCTTAGGCGCGCACATCAAAGTACGTACCTGTCGGCTGTACTTATATGCCAATGGAATGAGAGAGTCAGGGGAGTACTCCTCTCCAAACACAGTTGTTAATTCAA